TTTTTAAAGGGTTCAATCCTTTGTTTAATATTCTCTCTGCCAATATCCTTACTACAACATTATTTATATTCATTATAAAATTCCTCCTACTTTCTCATTTTCATTTAATAAAATTTGATTTTCTAACTCTTGTACACTAGCATCTGAACTATCAAAAGACTGCTTTATCTTTTCTGATAACTCAACTAGTGTGTTATTCAAATTTGATTCTATATTCTTTAATGCTAAAGTATTTATAATACTTGTTTTACCAGTTTTAAATGAATCTTTAATTTCCCTCCATTTGTTTGTAACTTCTTCGCTAGATGAGCCAGTTGGAAGCGGTGCAATTCCTTTACTAACTGTAAAAATTCTCTCTGCTGTAGCATTAGAACTGTCTGTAACAACTATTTTAATCGTGTGTAGTGCATTATCTTCTAATGTATAGTTAATTGTTTTTTCTATTGTTAACTTTGATGTTATAGTTTCTTTTAATTTCTCATCAATAAACCACTCTATTTTAGTTAATAATGTGGGGTCTGTGTGGTCTGCTTTAAATGTTGCTGTAGTTGAGTTATAAGATGATACTGTTAAAAACGGTAATGCTTGAAGTAATGTTATTTTAGCATAACCATCTGCTTTAGTAGTATTACCTCCAGTAGTCATGACTACATTATCAAGATAATACTTAGATGTTGGTATATATCCAGGTGGCTTATAACTATCTTTAGTTAGTGCGTAACCACTTCCGCCCGCAGCATTATAATTAAGACCGCCCGCACCGCCAAACCACCCACCTCCTCCACCTTGCCCTGTTCCTGTAGAACTTGCTCTACCAAACGAACCATTATACTTATCTTCAAGTCCTATTCCTCCTTGGTACTGTGTACCTCCAGTGACAAAAGCATTAGAACCATCAAATCCTTTTGAACCTTCCATGCCACCACCATTTCCTACGCCGTAGTCACTACTGCTAATTGCACCTGCACCACCTGCAACAAGTATACGTGATAGTAATCCTTGTTCATTACTCCAACTTCCTCTAATAAGTCTTATATCAGTAGCACCTCCACCACATAATATAAACTTAGGGTCTGCACCTGCATTAGTACCTCTTCCCCCTCCATTAAATCCAGTCCAGTTATTAATACTATTTTCAAACTTTTGGCATCCAGTTTCTCCAGCGTAAACATATAATATAGTTTCTTTTTTTAATGTAAGTTCTGCTTTAGAATAACCACCTTTAGCGCCTTTAGTCCATTCACTAAACCAGCCTCCTCCACAAGCACCCCAGCATTCTAATTTATATTTGCCAGGCTTCAATGTAACGTTTTGTTCTGCGCCTGTATAATCAAAATTCCATTCTGACTGCATTTTCTCACTTTCCTCTCTTAAATAGGTAACATATCATTTTGTATAGATATATTAACCTCATTAAATTTTTCTATCTTTCTAACAACTTCATCAATCGCCCCTTGCACATTCGTAGCAGCAAGATTACTTGTTGCATTATTATAACTTGTTTTCTCTGCCGTTGTTTCTATGCTATCTACACTAGTTTTTACCTCATTTAATGCACCAACTATATTTGTTTTATCTGTTGTAGTAAGTTGTGTTGTATCCCCTATTTTCTCGTCAATTTCTGTTTTAGCAGTTTCTATGTTGCTTGTTAATTCTGTTTTAGTTGTATCAATTTTAGTATTAACAGTACCTATTTTAGTTTCTAAGTCTTGTATATCTTTGAGTGTTGCAAAGATTATTGTTGGGTCAATTTTAAGTTCTATATTATTTACATTAGATACAATAAGCACAGTTTTAACCTTCATGTCTACCACTGCACCTTGTTCTATAGAAGGTTTATAACACTCTTTGTATTTAGAAATGGCAATTAAATTATTTTCATCATCTAAATATCCTATTTCTCTTATCATAAACCCGCCTACACTTGATGGTATTAAACTCTCTAATATTATACAATTTGGTGCAGTTTCATCTGTAGTTGTATTTCCAATATTGCCTTCCCATACCACATTTTTGAGAGCTGTCTGACTCTCAGTTGGAGTATATTCACTCCCTCCTCCATCACCAAGTTGAATTTTTACAAATCCCACTTTATTACCTGTGACACTTGCATTTGCTATCTTTGCTTTCCCTACATCTGTAATTATAGTGTAATAACTTTTATCTATAGCCAATATATCACCTCCTAAAATATTGTTACCTCTTGGTATCCAACTCCATTGCCAGTTAATACATCAATTTCTCCATAAGTTTCTATATCTGGTGGACTCCAAGGGTATATAGTTATTTCTTGACCCATTAGGGTTGTTATACCAAAATTCATATAATTGTCTTTACTAACTAACACTCTAGTATAATCAAGACTCATGTTGCAAGGTTTGATGCTACTTACAAAAGAATGAACTTCTTCAAACCAATCTTGATTTCTAGCATCACTCTCTAAATGTATGTTATAAGTAGAATTGTTAATAGTTAACTCATAGTTTCCTTCTCCAACAATATTGTCTAACCAATTTCTTAAAAATCTCTCTGAATAGGGTAATTTACTTATATATCTACTAAAAATCCTAAACCTTCTATCCTCTAAAGTTTCATTTGATTTGGGAGTTATAGACATTATTTTTTCCCATCTTTTCACACCACTTGGAGTTAAATCTTCTAAGAACTGGTCATTTAAGACATCATCTAATTTATCATGTAATGTTTTTATTTCTTTGTTTTCTGCATTAAATACTTTTATATACTCTTCTTTATCTTGCAGAATTTGTGGTAAGTAATTTATTAGATTAATCTCTTTATCCAACTACCTCACCTCTTATTACTATGCTGTTACTATCTATTGTTAGGTTAGATTTAGCGTCATTTATCATAGTATTTGCAATGTCTAATACTCCATCTATACTAAGTAATCTCGTTTCAATCTGAGATATACGAACTATTAAGTTTTCTTCATCTTCCCAACTCATGTTAAGTTCATTTAAATAGTCGTCTATTGCTTCTTCTGCTATAGTCTTTATATTCTCCCAAGTATAGCCACTCTTGTATGTTATTTCTGCTGATATATTTATAGTTGTACTTGTAACACCTTCTACAGTTACTCGGTGTCCAATAGGTGCTAATCCAAGACCTTCTCCATGGTGCTCAATTGGGTCAATTTCTTCTTGAACTAAATTAACTAAATCCTCTGATGGTACTTTGAAATTAGAATTAATTATTACTAACTTAACAGTACCTCCACCATTCCAAACAGGATAAACTTTAACTCCTCCAACATCTTGTATTTTGTTAACTTCATCTTTATAATTTTGTATATTTCCACCAAATGATTGTGAATTTAAACTATCATAGTATCTTTGTCTTAGACTGTCCTCTGATTCTTCATCTTCTCCATTAATTAATATTTCAGTTAACTGAGCAGTTTCAAGCCCATCTATATATTCTATTGGAATCAACTGACCAAGTTCAAATATAGGTCCAGCAGTTTCACATTTCATCTTATATATTCCTTCACTAATCCTTTCAGTTGCTGTATAATTATACTCACCTAAATTAAAGCGTGAATCAAGAGGAATATCTATGTTAAAAACTCCTTTTGCAATTGTATTAGTGGCTTCAAGAGGTGTGATTCCTCGCTCTTTGCATCTTTTCTCTAAATAGTAATAACTAGCAGTATCTACAAAGGTTTGGTCTAATAATTCATCCATGGCAATGTAAGTCTCTGTAAGTTCTATAGCAACTGGTGCCAAGGCATTATATATTATAGAACCTTCCCTTTTATCAAAAGTATCTGGTACACTATCTAACATTCTTTTAATTATGTTTTCAAATGTCATTAACTCAAACAATTATACACTCACCACCTTCTCTGCTTTTATATTTCCATATTTACTGTGAACTGTGAACTTACAATGTACTTTTCCTTTTACATTTTGAAATTCAAAATTATCTACATTTTCAACCCTATCATCTTGAATTAGTGCTTCTTTGATTCGTCTTTCAAGTTCGGGGATTACAAAGGATATAGGTTCTCCAATAAGGTCGTTCAACTCGACTCCATAATTCCAAGAATAAATGAGGTGCTCATACCTTTCAGTATTTAAAATTAAAAAGATGGTCTGTTTTAATGCTTCAACATCATCACAAATACCATCTATCTTAGATTTTTCTATATTTAATTTAAAGGTCTTACTTGGTTCTTGCCTTACATCAAAATTAATTATTGATACATCTTCAATGTCATAATCCAAATTATCGCTTGGTAACACCTCATCACATCCTATCTAAAATCAAATATTGCTGTCCTCCTTGCATCCTAATTAAGACTAATTTATCCCCTATTTTTTTATCTGTATATCTTTTAAAAGTCTCTGTTTGTATTAGAAAAAATTCTTCAAAAGATGCTTTTTGTTCTATCTTAACTATCAAAGGATTAACACTTTCTATAGTTCCAAATGCAATTTGCATTGGATTGCTTGTTTCTACTGCATCCATTGCAGCCTTCTTAATTATTTGCAATAATTCTTGTGACACTTTATCACCTCACTTAAAAGAATCTTCTAGCTCTTGCAAAATCATGCTTTTTCTTTTGTCTACCACTTAAACTACTTATTTTTACTACGTCACCAGTTTGTGGAGCATGAATATATTGGTCATTTCCTATATATAGTCCAACATGATGTACATTTCCTTTTCCTTTGTTGTATGCAAAGAATACTAAATCACCAGCTTTTACATCATTTATGTTACATAATAGTTTTCCTCTACTATCTTTTGATTGGTCTGCTGAAACTCTTTTGAGATTTATTCCTGCACCTCTTTTAAATGCCCACACCATAAGACCACTACAGTCAAAACTCTTTGGACCATTACCACCCCATTTGTAAGGCTTGCCAAGTTGATTTTTTGCTTCTTGAATAACTTTACTTACTTTATTATTATTGTTTGTTGATGTATTAGAATTATTGTTTTGAACTTGATAAGTTAAATCTTTTAAATTCTTTTCTGCTTCTTCATTACTTCCAACTCCTGTGCCTGCACTATTAGAATTATAAGTACTTCCTGTTATTTGCTTATAAAATGCACCTACACATTTTACCCATTCTTTGTCTGAACTAGAAGAATATTTATTTCTGATGCTTTCTAAAGTTTTTCGTCCTATATGGATATAGTTTCTTGATAAATTACTTATACCTCTTTTTATTCCTTCGTCTACACTAGAAAAACTCATGTAATCTCCATTTTTTTTCATTCCAAAGAAATTATTTTTAGTATTTGCAATATTTGAAGTCCCTCTAGCTGATTCGTGCATAGATATAGCAGCCATGAGTGCTGGATTAACTTTATAAGCATTTGAATATTTAACAAATATATTTCCTGTATTTGATAATTTACCTTTAAGTAGTTTATTAATCTTATTAGCCATATCAGTATCTTCTTTACTTGTAGTACTTTGTGCAGGACCATTTTGTTTCTCATTTTTATTATTAGTATTTCCACTACTATAACTTGATGAAGAATAAGAAGCAAATTCGTCTCCATCAACCAAAGTTAGGTCCATAAAATGACTGTTATTTTCAAATGTATGTTTTACTTTCTCAACTAACATATAATTTTGTAAATCAATATCTCCTAACGACAAAAAAACAGGTACTAAACAACCTGCTCTTACTCTAATATCTCCTAACACATTTTTTAAACTTAATGACTTAGTTTTCTTATTATATAGTTTTAGGAGTATATCACATTTTTGTTTTATCTCTGCTTCACTCATATTTTTATCAACTGTATCAAATAGTTGTAGTATTCCCCAACTCCTCATATGCGTTGAGTCTTGAGCAATATACACATCTCTTTTTCCTGTTTCTTCATTATCTCTCACAAGTTTAATCTTTGTGTAAGTATCACTATCAATAGAAGAATTGTAGTCAAAGTCCTCAATTACATCATTGTTCATAACCGTATCAAGTTTCATAGAAGCAACATTCTTTAATGTTATTCTTCCAAAATCATCATATAAAACATACATTTCCTTTTTCTCTCTTAGAGTATCATCTAGTGCAGTTAAAATCATATCAAAGAGTGTTTTGTTTTCTTCTATCCTAGATATTTTATATTTTGTATCTTCTATGACATTGTATTTTAAATTAAAATCTTTAGCCAACATTTTTACAAGTTCGCTTGCTGTTTTATTGCTATACACATAAGTATCTTTATTCTTAAAATATCTCAACTGGTCGTAAGCAACGATTTTAATGTGATTTTCTTTATCTCTTTTCTTCTGAAATATATATCCATAAAATATGCCTATTCCTTTATAATACAGCCTTACAGAGTTACCTTCACAAAACTGTAGTATATCATCCATGACTATAGTAAACTCTAACTTAGAAGGTGAACCTCTTCTTTCTATTTCCCATGTTATGTTATCAAGGACAGCAGGTTCATAGAAATCTTCCCAATGTGCTATGACTAATCTTACATCTCTATCATTTGCTAGAATTAATTCATCATCCAAGTTTTAACACCTGCCCTTTGTAGATGGTATATTTAGGTACTTTTTTACCCTTGTTAGCTTTATCCATCATACTTTTATTTAACTCATATACCTTCTTATATAATGAACCATTACCAAGTTGCTTCTGGCAGATTGACCAAAGAGAATCTCCTGCCTTGACTGTATATGTCTTAGCATTTGGCTTATTGGATGAATCTGGTCTAAATTCTTTTGGTTTCATGACTGGAGGGGGAGTCCTACCATAATTTGTCTTTTCAGGTGTTGCAAGTACTAATTTTTTAGTTGAGTAATCTCTATATTGTTTTAACTTTATTGCAACTTTTGTATCTGAGGCATTTTCTGCATCTTCTGAAATAGCATACTCTTCAAGAGATACTTTTATATTAGTGTTAAATAGTACTTTATTACCTAATTCCCTTGAAACAATAAATTGAAATGGCTTACAATCAGTTTTTAATAGTTCTAGTTTACTTAAAAAGAATTGAACATCTTTAAATTGACCTCGATAAAATGGTAATTTATTATGTGTAAATTCTGCTTCAAAACTTATTTCAGATAGTCCCTCTTTTTTTAATATATTTATTTCTCCAACATTTATTAAATCAACTGTCTTATTTTTATTTGTCACTTTGACTTCAAGCTTACCAGGCGGGATTGGTAATTGTACTCCATCCAAATAAAAATCATAAGCCATTCAAACACCTCCTCTCTAAACTATTCCTTCTGCTGATACAACCATTGCGTTCTCTAGTTTCTCTTTTAAGACATTTACTATTCCATCCACATCTGCCTCACTATTTATATTGTTTATATTGTTCATGTCAATTTTAATGTTGACTCCTGTAAACCTATTGATTGTTTCCTGCTCTGCAATATCTCTAAGATATTTAAGGTCTTCTTGACTTTTATCCATTGTTTTAGCCATTTTAGCTGTGTTTCCTGCTGTGTCTTTTGCTCCTTTTGCTGCATCATTGAGAGGAGAGTTTAATCCTGCTGAACCAAATCCATCTCCTAATCCATATTTTTTATCCCATAAATCATCCAATCCTAATTTTTTCTTTGCATCTTCTGCCATTTTGCTAATATCAAATTTATCTTTTATATTAGTTTCTAACTTATCTCCCCATTTATATCCTGCGTCCCATGCTTTTCCATAATTAAATCTGTCAAAATGCAGTTTATTAGGGTCCATTCTTTCAACTTTTATTTTAGCTTCTCCTGCTACTTTATCAGTCCAACCTTGCAATTTATCTTGCCATCCACTTACTGCATCTGCCAAGTTTGAACCAAACACGGTATCAAATGCACTTGCGATACTTCTTATAATGCCTAATACAGCATTAGCCATTCCGGATACTGCTCTTATAACAGAGCCAATTGGGTCGTCTAAAAAATTAGCAAAGAACTCTGCAAAGCCTGCTAAAGTATTGTATATTAAAGCTACAATATCTATAATTAAATTTCCTGTTGCAATAAATAAGTTTCCTATGAAAGAGGCTGCAACTGATATTGCACCTGCAACTACACCTATAGCAGATACACTAGTGCCTGCGAAGTGATTAAATATTGCTATAGCTACAAAAAATGCAACAACTATAGCTATAATTCCATATAAAATCCAAGTAATAGGACAAGCTGCCATTGCTGCATTTAATCCGTCTTGTGCTATTGTAGTTGCTACTAAAGCTGCTGCTCTATAAGACTCTGCTACTATATGTGCAAAGCTCATGACTAAAGATTTGGCAGATAGTGCAATATCTTTAACTTTATTCGCAATACTAAGTAATAACGCATTGTTATACACTAACATAGCAGCCGCAACTCCAAGTACTATTGGTGCAATAATACTCCAGTTCTGAGCAAACACATTAGCAATATTTAATGCCTGTGTTATTATCCAACCTAGTGCCTGCACTATTAAACTAACACCTACAATAATCGCATTTACAAATGCTTGAAAAAACGGGCTCCCTAATATACTTATAATTTCATTAAAAATGTTATAAGCAACATTTCCAAGTACATACAAAGAGTTTATAAAATTATCTATAAAGGTTCGAAATCCCTTACTAGACATAGACTGTTCAATTTTTTTCTGTATAACACCAAATATCATGATTGCATTATTTTTTATTGATGTCCAAATTTGATTAAATGTGTAAGGCATCTTCTCAAATTCTGCGTTAGTCTGTTCTGCTGCTGCAAGCAAAGAATTTTTTACAATGTCGGCAGTCAACATTCCTTCACTTGCCATGCCTCTTATTTTTTCTATATCCACGTTGAGGTAATCAGCGATACTTTGTATTATGTTAGGTGCTGACTCAAACACAGCATTTAACTCTTCTCCACGCAAAACTCCACTTCCTAACCCTTGAGTCAACTGCAAAAGAGCCGAATTCATTTCCTCAGTACTTGCACCTGCTATTACGAACTTTTTATTAAGTTGTTCAGCAAAGCTTACTATTTCTCTAGTACTAGAGAATGCTTTACCTGCGTTCATACCTATTCGTGAAACTATCTTTGCAGTATCCAAATAAGATGCTCTTGACCTTTCAGCTGATTGAAATATCATTTTATTAAGTCCAGCATCTGATTGTTGCCCATCATTTATCATGCCAAGTCTCGCATTAGTACTTGTCATCTGGTCGCTTAAATTTCCTAGACCTCCTAATGTTCTTATACCTAAATAAGTTGCTGCTAGCTTCTTTGCACTTCCAACTAATCTATCTGTAGAACTTGCACCCTTATTTATATCCTCATTAAGTTTTCGCTGTTGATTATCTGATTCTCTTATTTGTCGTTCTAATCTATCAAATCCAGCTTCTGCTCTTGCTAGTTCTTCTCTAGCTCTTATTATGCTATTAGCATTTACTGCATTACTAGAAGTTCTTTGTAATTGCTCAAATGAACTCAGTACTATATTCATAGCAGTTGTCATATGCCGAAATGCAGGTGTCATTCCATCAAATATGCGAATTGATGTCTGTATTGTAGCCATTTTTTCACTCTCCTTTCTGTTAATTTAGATAATAAAAACACTTACTAAATTAGTAAGTGTTTTTATAATTAATACATCTATTTTTTGCCTGCCCAAAACTGTTTCCCACAATTCAAGCATGTAACTCTAACTTTCTTTGCTCCTAAATTTCCAGCTACTAAACCTATACCACCAGTTAGACTAGCTCCTACCATTGCTTTCCCTATACCAAAACCTTTTTTTTGAGCTGTCAAGGATGTTGAACCACACTTAGGGCAACAAGCAACTGATTCTTGTTGAGCTTTTTCAATATTATTTTTTCTATTTTGATTTTGTATTATTTTTTCCTTTTCTGAATTACTCATAGTATCATCAATAAAATTAATTTTTAATTCTTCAAAAGAAAAATCCACTATTTTTTTTGCTTCCTTTATATTCAAACCACTTATTTCCATTACATTTTTTATTGCGTTTACTTTTTCTTTTCTATATTTTCTATAAATTTCAGTCATATTTATTTCTATTCCATTAGCATCAACGATTAAGTCATTTGATTTAATATTATTATCTTCAATAATTTCAGTTTCTACAGCAACCCCACAACTTGAACAAAACTTGCCTATGCCTGTGATTTCTGCACCACAATTTGAACAAAACATAACATTCCCCCCAGTATAATAATTTTATAAGAATATTATACTATATTAGTAAAATTTTTACATTATCATCACATCCTTTCATTAAAAAAACACCTACATTAGTAAGTGTT